TCGGCAGGAATATGGAATTGCTTAACAATTTCATCCAGCTTTGATAAGGCAGTACGCTGGAATTCTTCCAACTTAGTCATTTCGGCTGCATACGCCAGCCCTAAGGCTGAATAATACGGAAGTGAAGGAATAACAGTAAGGAAATGGACTTTAGAAGTGTTAAGCACTGCATGCGCCTGAACATACGGAATAACCATGTGCGTTAGGTCATCCTCTGAAATGTCAATGGGAACCAAAATTGAGTTGTACATCTGATCCTCCAGTTTTTTTTGTATACATTAAGGTTAGTCCTCTGCAGGTCATCCATAGGCGCCGAGATGGTGAAGTTACGTAAAGTGTGCATTTGATTTTCAGGGGGCTACGCAAAGTTCTGCGCATGGGTATATTTGAAAATTAACGCGTCACACGGTACGGTATGTTCCGTGTGTGCAACCCGGCTAACAATACACTCGATCTTTCCAATACCACGGAGAAGGCGTTGACCTAAACAGGCGGGATAGACAAGCAGTCTTCGTTGCTGACTACTGCCCTCAGAGGCTTCATAGCTTAATCCGAAACCAGCTACTTTTTTCTTAATTTAAATAATGCTTTGATTTGATTTATTTATTGTATTTTTCCTGCGGGTATATTCATCTTCTTCCTGATATAAAGCCTAAAGCGAAGCCTATGCCGACAGCTAAGAGAATGCTTGTCGCAGGGTATGATTCAACTTTATCCTTCATGTTGTTAGCTCCACTACGAAACGCATCATCGGTTTTAGAAGCATATTTTTTTATTGTTTCTTTAAATTCATTCTCAGACGTATCGGGTGATTTATTGAACATGGTACACTCCAGTGCTTGAAATAATTTTTTTAAGTATAGTAAGAAACCGTAGGGAAATGAAAAATTCGGGCGGGGTAATATGCCTTAGATTATTTTAATCTTACAGAGGTTGTTTTATATATCACGATATATGGATTTTAGAATAGTCGGTGTTGAGGTAGTGAATGTCCTATACTAATAATAACCTTTAAACGTATGGTGCTGGAGGGGGCTATGCTAACTTATTTAAAAACTCCAATCACTGATGTCGGATCAATACAAGAAGAATCGCAGCACTCCATTAACGAATGGGAGGATGAAGGAGGGGCGTCTAATAAAATAAATGAAGATGTTGATGTTCAAAAAAATAATAATGTGAATCTGGGGGCGGGTTTAATCTGCTTTGATAATTTTGATGAATAGCGAAGACGAAGCGCACTTTGTTTTACTGACGGTTAGGTTTTATCCATCGCCGCCCAGAATTTTGGCCATAAAAGCTACTCCCAAATAGTTTAGCCACACAATTGAAACTGCCCTAGATTCATGTGCTTGTCCACAAATACTGCTCAACGTTTTAACTTTTTACGGTAACGATTATTTGCGTTGGCGCCGACTCTATTTGAGATGAAGAGCTCCTCTCACGAAACGTATTGGATAGCAGAACGGATATAATCGATGGGCCTTCTTCCATTAACCGGGCTTCAGACAGGAGGAGAGTGGTGGGCGAATGGGGCATGGATGGGGCATAAAAGTGCCGCAGGTGATATGCAAAAGAACAGATGGATGCATTTCACGAGCGGCAAGTAACTGTTAAGTACTCAGGAATTAAGGACAATCCCACAAAGATCAGTAACAGCGCTTTAAATCATGGACTTCCAGCTTTACTCGCTGGGCGCAGCCTTAGTCTTTCACGAGATCTTCTTCCCGGAACAGTCGGCGGCGATGGCGCTGATTCTGGCGATGGGGACCTACGGTGCGGGCTATATTGCCCGTATCGTCGGGGCCTTTATCTTCGGCAAAATGGGCGATCGCGTGGGGCGCAAAAAGGTGCTGTTTATCACCATCACCATGATGGGGATCTGTACCACCCTGATCGGTGTACTGCCGACCTATGCGCAAATTGGAATCTTCGCGCCGGTGCTGCTGGTGACGCTGCGTATTATCCAGGGGCTGGGCGCGGGTGCCGAAATCTCCGGCGCGGGCACTATGCTGGCGGAATATGCCCCGAAAGGGAAACGCGGCATTATCTCTTCGCTTGTCGCCATGGGCACCAACTGCGGGACCCTCAGCGCCACGGCGATCTGGGCGGTGATGTTCTTTGCTCTCGACCGTGAAGAGCTGCTGGCCTGGGGATGGCGTGTGCCGTTCCTGGCCAGTGTGGTGGTGATGATCTTTGCCATCTGGCTGCGGATGAATCTTAAAGAGAGTCCGGTGTTTGAGCAGGTCAATGCCGAAGAAGCCCCTGCGCAGGCAGCCGCGCAGGAAAATACCCTGGGAGCGATGGTGAAGAGCAAATCGTTCTGGCTGGCGACAGGCTTGCGTTTTGGCCAGGCGGGTAACTCCGGTCTGATCCAGACGTTCCTTGCGGGCTATCTCGTACAGACGCTGCTGTTCAACAAAGCCATCCCGACGGATGCCCTGATGATCAGCTCCATCCTTGGCTTTATTACCATTCCGTTGCTGGGCTGGTTGTCTGATAAATATGGCCGTCGTCTGCCTTATATTTTGCTGAACATTTCCGCCATTATTCTGGCCTATCCGATGCTGTCGCTCATTGTCGATAAATCGAATACACCGGGGGTGATCATGACGTCCATTATCGTGATCCATAACTTTGCGGTACTGGGCTTGTTTGCGCTGGAAAATATCACCATGGCCGAAATATTCGGCTCCCGTAACCGCTTCACCCGCATGGCGATATCGAAAGAGGCGGGCGGTCTGGTGGCGGTTGGTTTTGGTCCGGTGCTGGCGGGGATCTTCTGCAACATGACCGGTTCCTGGTGGCCAATTGCGGTGATGGTGGTGGTCTACTCCGTTATCGGCCTGATCTCAGCCCTGCTGATGCCGGAAGTGCGTGACCGTGACCTGAGCATCCTGGGCGATGCCGCAGAAGACAAAGCTGCTGCGCTGGGTATGAACAATAAACATCGCGTTATCTCCTGATATCTGATGACTCTCCTGCCGATGCAGGGGAGTCTTTTTTTATCCCTCTCTGCGTGGTTTACCGCATTGTGATTTACATCGAAAGCTGTCACACAACTTTCAATTTATGTCACACCAGATGGTGAAAAGTTAACGTAAATCAATATCCCGCTGACAACAATCAGTATGGTTAACCACAGAGAATTTTTTATTCCATCTACCATTCTAGTTGGGTTAGTGCGTCGGGCCAGGGGTTAACACCCGCCCGCAACGCCTGCTTAATCACATTGACGAGTGCTAACATGAAAAATCCGTTATTACATGCGCAAGCCACGCTGCCTCACTACAATCGCGATAACCTCAAGTCGCGCATCGTACATCTGGGTTTTGGTGCCTTTCATCGCGCCCATCAGGCGGTGTATGCCGATATGCTGGCAGCAGAGCACGACAGCGACTGGGGATACTGCGAGGTCAACCTGATTGGCGGTGAGCAGCAGATCGCGGATCTCAAGGCGCAGGATAATCTTTACACCGTGGCAGAAATGTCAGCCGATGCCTGGACGGCGCGAGTGGTGGGTGTGGTCAAAAAAGCGCTGCACGCCCAGGTGGATGGGCTGGAAGCGGTACTGGCTGCTATGTGTGAACCGCAGGTGGCGATCGTCTCGTTAACCATCACCGAGAAAGGCTACTGTCACTCGCCCGCCACCGGGGAGTTAATGCTTGATCACCCGTTAATCGCTGCCGATCTGCAACAACCGCATACCCCGGTTTCCGCCGTCGGCGTGGTCGTAGAAGCGCTGGCGCGACGCAAAGCGGCGGGTCTGCCTGCCTTTACGGTAATGTCCTGCGATAACATGCCAGAGAACGGCCATGTGATGCGCAATGTCACCTGTGCCTATGCCCGCGCGGTGGACAGCGAACTGGCTGACTGGATCGACGCGAACGTGACCTTCCCGTCCACCATGGTGGATCGCATTGTGCCTGCCGTCACGGCCGATACTCTGACGAAAATTGAACAAATTACCGGCGTACGCGACCCGGCAGGGGTGGCCTGTGAGCCGTTCCGTCAGTGGGTAATCGAAGATAATTTCGTGGCCGGGCGACCGCAGTGGGAAAAAGCAGGCGCGGAGCTGGTGGCCGATGTGGTGCCTTTCGAAGAGATGAAGCTGCGCATGCTTAATGGCAGCCACTCGTTCCTGGCCTATCTTGGATATCTGGCGGGTTATCAGCACATCAATGACTGCATGGAAGACAGCCATTACCGCGCTGCTGCACATGCCCTGATGCTGAACGAGCAGGCACCGACGTTAAAAGTAAAAGGTGTCGATTTAGCACGTTATGCAGACCTGCTGATTGCGCGTTACAGCAACCCGGCATTGCGCCACCGTACCTGGCAGATTGCTATGGACGGCAGTCAGAAGTTACCGCAGCGTATGCTGGACTCTGTGCGCTGGCATCGTGCGCATCAGCGCAGCTTCCCGTTACTGGCGCTGGGTATTGCGGGTTGGATGCGCTATGTAGGGGGCGTCGATGAACAGGGGACAGCCATTGACGTCTGCGATCCGCTGCTGTCAGCGATTCAGGAAGCGGTGAAGAGCAGTGCCGAAGGAGAGAACCGGGTCAACGCGCTGCTGGGCATTGAAGCGATCTTTGGTAATGAGTTACCGCTGGACGGGGTCTTTATCGACGCGGTAATGAGCGCGTATCTCACTCTGCTGGAGAAAGGGGCGAAAGCCACGGTCGCGCAATACGCTGCGGCAATCTGACGCCATTCCATGCCGCCGTTCGCGGCGGCATGACGCTGCACGAATTAGTGCATCCCCAGACGGATCAGTTCAACCGGTTCGAAGCGGCCTTCATAGCCTTCTACTTCTACCGTTTTACTGCGACGTAATTGCGCGGCACTCAGCCCTTCGCCGTGAATGGCGCTGATTTTGCCTGTGTTGCCAGTGCTGCTAATCATTACGCGGCTGCCGGTGGTAATAGCATTACGGTTACGGTCGTAAGTCATCATAATAATTTCTCCTTTCTAACAAACCGAAGCGACATGTAATTTCCTGCCGCTCACGGGGGG